AGGTTCTAACAACTGCAACTGCGTCTGCCTGTTTGTCAGTCTCTCCAACTTTTTCACCTAGAGACTTTGCCCAGATTCTCCACCATTTCATATTTATAGAAACTCCACATTTGCCATACACTCGGTCAGACACGCAACCAGATTTAGTTCGTGGTCAGCAACAAAGGCATTCTTGTATTGATAGTCTGCAAGAATTAATACTAGTTGTGGAATAGATTGAGGTTGGACATTACCTTCCATACAATCATAGACACCACGGAAAATAGCAGCAGGTTCAATGTCAACATTGTTGACTACCCATTGACGCATTTTCTTGAAGTCTTTGTTCTTAAGAGACTTGAACAGAATATTATAATTATCGTTCAGGTCGTTTTGGATAACTGTAGTATCCAGAGACCCAGAGATAGAATGACGTTGTGCTTCATTAAGTACACGTCTCCAGTCAGGTGCATACTTACTAATCAATCCTGCAACTACTTCATTATTATATTTGACACCTTCGGAATCAAGAATAGTTTGTAGTCGTTTCATAAATTGACCGCATAGGTCAACCATATCTTTCTTAGAAGTGTTGAACTCATAAACACCACAACGAGAGTGTAAAGGTTCAATGACTTTGTTTTTGAAGTTGCAAGTCAGAATGAATCGACAGTTCTGAGAGAACTCTTCAATGAATCCACGCAATGCAGGTTGAGTTGATTGTGCATTAAGGTAGTCTGCCTCATCAAGGATTACAACCTTGTAACCGCCAGAAAGGGAGACGGATGAGGCAAACTGTTTAATCTTTCCACGAAGGGTATCAATGTTCCCTTCCTCTGAACCGTTAATGACAATATAGTCAAGACTCAGTTCATCACATATGGCACGTGCGATAGTGGTTTTACCCAGACCAGCTGTACCAGTAAATAACATATTAGGGATTTCCTCACCGTCAACAATCTTTTGAAATGTTTCTTTTAGATTTTTTGGTAGGATAGTATCTGATATTTTGTTGGGACGATACTTTTCAACCCATAAGAATTCTTTTGACATTGTGTCTCCATAATAAAATAAAATAAATCATACCATAGTCGGAGTGATTTGTCAATGATTTTTGTTGTAGTATTTGTTTGATTTTTTTCTCAATCTATCTGATATCAACTTTTTCTCAAACTCTTTACATTTTTTGGGGTCAGTAAACTCTTTGAGAATTTTTCTATGCATATAATACGGTACATTCAAATTATTAAAATACTCCATTTTTGATGAACTATGAGTATAGGATTTTGTTTTACCGTTAGTACTACCTATATAAAACTTCTTCTCCCTACTGTTGTACCAAATATACACATATGGATTAGGTGGACTGTAGTATTCCTTAACCTCAGGAAAAGATATACCCATAAAATTATGGAGTTTGTTAGTTTTCTTATATAACATAACAATTATAAAAGTTCGGAGGTGAGAAGGAAAGGAGACTCCCACACCTCCACGTCACCAAGAATGGCTACGTTTTTACGAGGTGCTATCGACACCTTGAGCTGATTGATACTCTTCGCAGAGTTGAATAATCTGAACTGCTTGGTCTCTTAGTTGACCAATAGTAGATAGTTCTTCACCTTTGAATCCGCCACGTTGAACTACCGTATCAATTACTGCAACTGTTGAACGAGAAACTCTGTTACTTAGTTCGTAGATTGCAGTGTGGTCTTTTTGTGCTTGTGCTTTTGCCATCATTATGCTCCGTATGTAGATGATTTTTCAAGTGCAATAAAGTATTCAATCGCAGATTGTTTACTCTTGAATTGAGAGATTAGTTTAGAACTAATACTTACCTCAAAGTCTTCGTTGACAACTTTTAGGTTACCAACATTCATAATGAAGTTGAAATCAACCCCATCAGGATATTCACCCTCTACATCAATAGAGAATGCATTACTCGTTGCGTCTTTACTGTCAATGACAGATAAACGAATCGCACCAGTTATAGGACTGATAGAAATTTCATCGTGTCCTAAAGCTGCAGCTGCACGTTTTACTTTACCCAACGTATTTGTATCTAGGGAAAACTTAACTTCTGCTTCTGGCATATTAATATTCTTGCCAGGCGAAGTCAACATTTCAGGGTCAGAGAAAAAGTATTTCACTGAAGACCTACCATTAGAATCACCAACAACAACATAGTCTTTTTCAAACTGAAGTCTTGGTGAGTCAACTAATGACAATACATTCAGAAATTCGTTTAGGTCGTAAATACCAAATGATTGTGGGAACGTCTCATTGAGTTCCGCAGTTGACAATACGTTACGAGCAACTGAAATAGTTTTTAATGTGTTACCTTCCGTGATAACAATGTTAGGGTTAATCGTTGAATAGTTCTTTAGAACGTTCAAAGTTGTATCGGATAATTCCATAATATATTCCTCTCGGTTTTATAATTTATAAAGTGTATGATATCATACGTTTCAATCAAAGTCAAGCTTTTATTTTACTAAAGTTCTTTACTTTTACAAACTCAATCTTACGATGGAAATGTGCATCTTCGAGTTCGCTCTTGTGTGAGATAACAAACACGTTTGTATCCTCACCTAGTGTAGAGATAATCTTCATAAGGTTTTCAATACCCTCTTCGTCCAGAGACGAATCAAAAGTTTCGTCAAGGAGTAATAGATTGGTCGCAACACTATTTTTCATCTTTGCAATTTGTCTCCACGTAAATAGTAGGGACAAGTCAATACGTTGTTTCTCACCCTCAGAGAATGAGTCATACGAAAAGTTATCACGATGTCTTGAACGAATAGTCTCAACGAAACTTTCATCCAAATCAAAGTGGACAAAGAAATCTAAAATCTGTAAATACTTATTAGTCAGTTGATTGATAACAGGTAGATACTGTTTGATAATCTTGGTCTTGATACCAGTATCCTTTAACAACTCTGCATACACTTGATTGTATGAATGTTGTTCGTTTAGTTTATACTTAGTATCCTGTAGACCTTCCTTCTCAGTTCTCAGAGTTTCTAGTTCAGCGTTTGCTTCACTTAGGTCACCAGTCTCATTATCAATACGAGATATCTCTTCATTAATCTTATCAATGTTTCTCATAAGGGTTGCAATCTCTTGTTGATTACCACTTACCTTACTTTGCCATTCTGATATTTGAGATAACTGTTCGTGCAAATAAGTTAAAACCGATTGTGCTTTTTCTCGGTCTTTACCATATAAATTTAATGCTTCAGTAATAGTACCTGCCTTGGTCTTACACTTATCCAAGTGTTCTTGTTTAGTTTCTTTGTCTATGTCTTGACTACAGGTAGGACAGATATCGTGTTTCTCAAAGAACTTTGCTTGTTTAACTACATCCTTTTGTTGGGTCTTAAACCCAGCTGCAAATTCGTCTAGACTTTGAATCTTCTTGGTAGTATCTTCAATACCTTTATTAATGTCAGGAGAATTCTCCTCAATATCTTTTAATAGTTCTTCATTACTTTTATTGAGAACACCAATGTCTTTTTGAATTGCATTGATTGAAGTAACCTTTTCTTTTTTCTGTTGTGCAGATATTTCACTCAGGTCACGAAGATATTTTTTTTGTGCATTGATTTTTGTGTCTACTACATTAAGTTGGTGACCGTTATCGGTTATCTCATCTTTAAGAATAGACATCTTTTGTTTTAGTAGGGAGTTCATTTTACTGAACATATTGATATCAAGTAAGTCTTCTATGACTTCACGTCTTGCACTGCTTGAGAGTTGCATAAAGGGAACAAAAGAAGACGAACCCAATACAACAATTTGGTGAAACGATTTGTGATTTAACTTGATAATGTTTTTCTCAAGCATAGACTGATATTGTGTTGCGTGAGAATCTTGGTTAACCATATTACCGTTGACCCAGATTTCAAACTTATTAGGTTTGATACCACGGACAACTTTATAATTCTGAGAACCAATAGAGAACTCAACCTCAACCAAAGTGCCTTTTTTATTGATTGTATTAATCAGTTGAGATTTAGATATCTTACGGTGCGGTTTACCAAACAACGCAAAGGAGAGAGCGTCTAACATAGTAGATTTGCCCGCACCGTTCTGACCTACCACTAAAGTAGTGGGACAGTCATCAAAAGATATTTCTGTAAAATTATTTCCTGTAGACAGGAAGTTCTTGAATCGGAGTTTTTCAAATACAATCATAAACGCAAGTATACACTAAGTGACATTAATTGTCAAGTTCTTTTTTACCACACCAATTACAGGGATATCCAGACTCAACTTCCAGTAAGGTCTTTTCTTGTTCACAATAATGTGACCAACCTTTAAAGTCTCCGTCATAATTTAATTCGGTCATTGCCTTTTGTTTTTGTTTTTGATTCTTGCCCCAGATTTTATCCCAACCATCATTGTAGTCTTTACCACCACTCTTACTTATGATAGGGTCTCCAGTAATATCATTTTTAGATGTCATTACACAATCTCCATCGTTTGTGCTTCCTTCATTAAATGGGATACTTCTTCTTTAATACGATTTTTATCTAGGTCAGTATTAACTGCGTCAATATAGTTAAACACTAAAGTTTCAGTATCTTCTACCGATACATTTTCGTCTTCAACATTAGACCCAAGAAACTCTGCAAAGTCCTCTGCAATTTTTAACTCGTGAATCTTTTGTGATTGAACACGGTCAATGAATCGTTCAAACTCATATGGGTCACCTTTGTTAGTCACGATAACCTTTACAAACTTATTGTCAAGATAAGCTAGGTCTTGAAACTTATTGAGTTTCTCGTGGTCATAATAAATCTTTTCATAGATTGTAATCGGATTACGAATCGGTTCTAGTTCTCTTGTTTCGGTATCAAGAATATGAAAGTATTTTGCGTCATTACAATCATTCCAGAAAAATTCCATTTGACTACCCAAGTAATATATATTCTCTTGAGTTGATTTTGCGTGGAAGTGTCCTGTCAATACCATTTCAAATCTATCAAAGTGTTTCTTATCCATACCTTCTTGACACGGCATACCTTTGGACATTTCAAAACCTTTTAACTCTAAATGAGCACCAACAATATCTGCTTTACACTTTGCAAGGAACTTTAATGTTTCCTCTTCGTTCTCAGGATTAATCCAAGGTACGAGTGCAATGTCAGTTCCGTCATAATTCATTACTGTTGGTTTCATAACAAGATTCACTTCATTCATATAGTGACCTTGTAATTCCTTCAACGCATTAAGTTCGTTAGTATTCTTATAGTATACATCGTGATTGCCTGGAATGATATCCATAGTAATACCGTGTTTACGCATAGGTTCTAGGAATATCTTACGATTATGATGTAGTGCCTTGAAGTTGATTGTCTTACGGTTATCGTAATAATCACCTAAGTGAAGGATATGTTTAATATCGTTTTCTAACAAATATGGGAAGAATATTTCACTATAGAAACGTTCTTGGTAATTCATAAAAATGTCAGAAGAATTACGACACCCTGCGTGAGTGTCATTTAGTATTGCGATTTTCATTGTTCTGGGGTTTCCTCATACACAATATCAATGCGTTCATTCGCACCAAAGGGAAATCCAATGGATTTGGCAAAGGTCTCAAATAATTCTATCAAGTCGTCACGGAGCAAGTCTTGTTGCATGACATCAATAGTAATACGAGTTTTGACCGAATCCGAATAAGGAGTTTTGTATGGATTACAGATAAGCTGAATGTATGGTTCGTCTGTCTCTTGTTTAATACTCATTGTGTGGGTATCTCTACTTTACGTTTAATCAATTCGTTACGAATCTTTATTCTTACTTTTGGTTGTGTGTTTGATTTAGTATATGCTTCTAGTAACTCGTTCAAAGGAGTTGACTTCATATAAAAATGAACAGTAGTTGTTTTACCAGTATTTCTATCTCTAATATCTTGACTGGGTTTAAATTTAATTGGCATTATACTTTCCTAAATTGCATCTATTATATCACCGTAGATATAAAAAGTCAAGTATTAATTTTCAATAAAATCAGTGAGGTCTGAGTCTGCTTTAACAGTACGTCTCTTACGTTCCTTTTTAACAATCTCTTTCCATTGAGAATCTTTTTCTTTAACTTCGTCAATACGAAGACGGAGTGAGTCAACAAACGCTTGAGCAACTTGTCCTGCTTCTGCTTCACCAGTTTCATCCATCAAGAAGTGTTCAATACCTGCTTGTTCCATATACTTGAGTTTGATATCTTGTTGTTTCTTTTCTTTTTCAATTCTACGTAGGAATGCAAACCAAGAGATTTGAGTGAAGTATGCAAACGCATTAGGTTTACCTGTACGAGTTGCAGCTTCAATATTATAGTTCTCAATCGCTTTTAGACAGTTCTCAACTGCGTCCATTACCATTTCTTCACGATAGGTATATCTAACAAAGTTTGCTTTATGAGATAGTCCTTCACAAATCTTAAGAAAGCAAGACGCAATATAATCAGGAACGATAGGTAATTTTTTATCACTCTTCTTTGCCTTTTGCACTTCAGTACAGTAATCAACTACTGATTGTGAGAATTGTGCATTATTCACATAATGTGGTTTATCTTTTGGTTTAATCTTTGTTCGCATTTTCATTCCTTATATTTGTATATTACTATACATTAGTTCACATCAATTGTCAAGTCTTTTGTCCGTTTGCAACACGCTTTCTTAAATCAGAAGTAGACAATGCGTGTTGTCTTCTATTATAGTAAATATATATACCGTTCTTTTGACAGTAATCTTTACCTGTAAAATCTTTATCTGTATACTCTTCACCAATGATTCTAACGTCTGGGTGAATGATTTCAGTAAGTTGTAGTAGTTCCTCTTCGGTTGTGTAGGGGATAATATCATCCACATACTTTACTGCACGGAGTTGAATATATCTCTCATATAATGATTGAATCGGTTTATTCTTTTCTGGTCTATCTACCGAAGGGTCAGTTTGTAATGCACATATAAGATAATCACATTCACCTTTTGCGTCCTCTAACATTTGAATATGACCTGCGTGGAGTAAATCAAAGGATGACGCAGTTAAACCTTTTATTAATTTTTTTAAATTAGTGCTTGACATTTTCTGATTTCCATGATAAAATTAGCTCTGCGTTTGGGGAGGGTTGAATACTACTGTTCCTGCAACACAATATCTATCTCCCTCAAACGGTAATGACCTAGATTCGTGCATTAAATGACCTCTAAATATTACTAACATTCCGTGTTGAATTTCTAATTCATAATCCAAAGTAGGAAAAAATAAATTAGGACATCCTTTAGGTGGGTCTATATAATAACAGAACGCCCACGTTGATGGCCAATGGTCGTGCGGTATTGTAACCTGTTCACTTGTCGCTCGTGTACCCCACATTACATTACAATATTGAGATGCAATTGCAGTCTCATACCATATAGGATTATTATATCTTCCGATATGATTTGCAAACT